CGAGCATGATGCCTTCTTGCCCTTGGTCGATATCGACGGGGCCATTCATGCCGCCGCCGCGATAGGCTTCCATCTTTCGCGACAGTTTCGGGGGCGTCACTTCGGCCACCTGGCCGACGAAGTTCTCACCGTTCTGGAACAGGTTGAACGCCTTTAGTTTCTTCGGCAATGCCATGTTTAATTGCTCCTAGTTAGGCCGACACGCGCGCGGCGAAGTCAGCGAGATAACGGTCGGTGATGCGTTGGCGCAGCATCAGGTTTTCGATCGGCGGAACTGGCGTGTAGTCGTAATCAATCGCGAGCTTGCCGGCCTTCAATGCGTCGACTTCGTTCGCGCTTTCGTCGAACCATGCCGAGCCGCCGAGCAGATAGCCGTTTGCGATCAGCTCGCGGAATTTCGCATTGATGCTCTCGATAATGTCGCGCACGAGCGACGGGTGCATCGGCTTGTCGACATACAGCATGTGTGCCTCGGCCATCGTGTCGGCGAGCACTTGCGCGGTGCGCGTGTAGTTCTCGAACGCGAACAGCGGATCATCCGAGCAGGTACGCGAACCCCAAAACTTGTAACCCTTCGAGTTAATCAACGTGGTCACATCGGCTTCGTTCAGATAGCCGGCATCCGTCGCGGGGTCTTGCAAATCCCAAAACACATCGCGGCTAATGCCCGTGACGCCGTTGATTCCGACATTCGAAATCGTCTTGTGCCAGCCGGTTTCTTCGTCGATCTTGGCGCGCAATCCGAGCGCGATCGCCGTCGCGTCGATCGAGGTCGCGGCGTTTTTGGTCGTGTCCCATCCGATGAAATCCGGCCACAACACCATCAGCTCACGCTGGCTGAATTGCTGGCGATATGCCGTTGCCGCTTCCTTCGTTTGGCAGCCGTTCGCCGACACATAGCCGAACCCGCGCAGCTTTTGTGCGAGCGCGCCGAGGGCCGTCGCTACGGGTTGCGTGTCGAGGCCCGGTGCGCCGAGAATCCGCGGCTTGATGCCGAGTTTCGATTGCGCGGCGAGTAGCGCTTGCATGCCGGTGTAACCGCCGCCGACCGCCGTAGTGCCGATCACGTTGCTCGTCGTCGCGGCATCGTCGACGCCATCGGCGACACGCACGACGACAGTGACGGGCTTCGCCTGTGCCGACATTGCTTCGAGCGTGCGCGCGAGCGTGCCCTTGTCGCCGGCCTTGCCGATCGCCGATTGAATGTTCGTCAGCAGCACGGGCGTATCGAGCGGGAACATTGCCGCGTCAGCATCGAGGCCGGTCGCGACGAAGCCGACAACGGCCGTTGATACGGTGCGAATCGGGCGCGTGCCTTCGTTGATTTCGAGAACGCGCACGCCGTGGTGATAGTCAGTTGCCATATGAATTCCTGTTAAAAAAAGGGCAGTGAAAGGGCGGGTTGCAGCTCGCGACGCTTTCGGCGTTACGCGGGGTCGGCCGGGGTTTCCGGCGCGGTTTCGGGTTGCGCATCGCCCGGTGGGATCACGGGCAGGTCAAGCGGGGGCGTGTAGGTCGTGGGCTCGTCGGGCCATACGACAGCAGCCGGGAAGGTGTCGCGATCGAGCGCGCGCGTGCATAGCTCGGCGTATGCCGTCCATGCCTGATAGTTGTAATGATCCTCGGCCGGCAGCGTGCGGGCCGCGTATGCCTCGGCCTTGCCATCGGTGAAGGTCGCGGCCTTCGTCATTCGGGCTTCGTATTCGGCCATCGCCGGCGCGCTCGCGACTTCATACGGCACGGGTTCATCGGGCCAGCTCACGGCATCGGGGAACCCTTCGCGCTGGATTGCACGCACGAGGCCGAGTTGATACGCGGACCAAGCGCGGAAGTAATACGCCTCTTCGCGCGAGAGCAAGCCGGCCGCATAGGCGTCGGCCTTGCCCGCGTTCATCGTCCGTGCATTCGACATGCGCACGTCAAACTCGGCCATTGCCGCAGCTCGAACGCGCTGCGCGACGATTGCCGGATCGATGACCCATGCGCCATCGCGAAACGTGTATTCATCCGAGGGCCGGGGCGTTTCGGTCAAGCCGTGCTCGGCCGGCGTCGTGCCCGCGATCAGAATTTCAGCCGGTGCGCCGTTTTCTTGGCGATACAGAATCCGGCCGCGATAGTCGGGCAGCAGCTTCCATGCGCCATCGAGATAAAAAGGCCATTCGAGCTGCGAACGGGCCGGCAGCTCGTCGGCGGTGCTGAATGCGGGCACGAGCCAGCGGTCGAGGTTGAGCGGGTCAGCGTCAGCCAAGCGACTCGAAATGTATTGCCCGGTCTCGGCGTCGTATTGATGAATCAACATGGGTTCAGATCCTTAGTAAGCGCGAATCATTGCGAGCATGGCGACGTTGCGCGGCCGTGCTTCGTTGCCGCCGTCAGCGTTGACGGTGATCGTGTGCGAGTGGTTGCCAGCGCCGCCGATGCCTACGTTGTGCCCGTGCGTGCCGGCTCCGTCAGTGTCGAAAGAGTGACCGTGAGCGCCGTTCCAAGTCGTGTATGGCAAGGCATAGCTATCGATCGAGAAATACGAAAAGTTGCCGACGCCGCGATCGGTGTCGGGGTTGGCCCATTGCGGCACGTACTGATTCAGCGCGTGTTGGTGATCGCCGATTGCAGCGGTGTTGCCGTGGTGCCCGTGCCATCCTTGTGAGTCGGTCCATGCGCTATGAACGTGATCGCCGACCGCCGCAGCGCTCGCGACGTGCGCGTGCGACAGGTTTTGATATGCCTGATACGTGCCGATGCCGCGATTCGCGTCAGCGCCGCGCGCGTCATCCCAACAGCGAATGAATTCGCCGCGCAGCTCGGGCAAGCGAAAGGTCGTTGCACCATTGCCCGACGAGAAACAGCCCCAATTGTTCGAGGTCCATGCCGCCTCGGAAACGATCGCGCCGACCGATTGCGCATAGGCCCAAAGGGCGGGGTAGTCGGCTCGATTCAATACAGCGCCGTTGAGCTTGAGATAGCCGGCTCGAACGCTTGTGCGCGGCTCGAAAACGATTCGGCCGATCGCATCGGCCGCGATCGCCGCGACTACCCATTCAGTCGTGGGTACGCGTTTCGATACGTCGCCGGCCGCCGGCGTTTGCGCGGTGATGAGGCCGGCGACTTGCACGAGGCCGATGCCGTCATCGGCGACAGTGCCGACGAGTACCTTGCCGCCATACGGCGCGAGCGCGATCGCCTTTTTCGCCGTGTTGCCGAGGTCCATCGCTTCGACGGTCAGGCCATCAAAAGCGTTAGAGGTCGTGAGAACCGCTTGCCGCGTCGCGCTTTTGATCGTGACAGCGCCGAGCGTTGCCGAGCCATCCGTCGAGAGCGCCGTCGCCTTAACGGGGCCGGTGAATTCCGCGCCGGTGAGCGGTGCGTATCGGCTCGCGGCCGTCTTCGGCGTGAGCGCGCGCGATGTGTCGGTGCCGGCGTCGACTTCGGCTTGCGTCGCCAGCTCGATCACGCCTTGCACTTCGGTCGTCGCCGGCGGATTCAGAAACGTCGCGTCGCCGAACGTCAGGGCCGCCGCGTCGATTGTCGTGAATTGAATGTCGGCCGACAGCAGCAGCATTGCGGCCGGCGACTTCTCCATGATCGGCGTCGCTTGGCTATAGACGCCGAGCAGCACATCGTTTTCGAGGTACAGGCCGAACCCGTACAGCGTGAATTGATCGTCGGTGTCGTCTTTCAGCGTCACATGCACGGTGTCGGCCGCGACGTTCTTGCCGGCGAATGTAGTGATGCGCTTGCGCTCGTTCGGCATCACGAGCATTCCCTTGTCGGCGACGAAAGGGGCCGACGCAAGGCCGATCTTTACGACTTGATGCGCGTTCGTGCCCGTGTTGCCCGGCGCGACGAGTGCAGCGCGCCCGGCGTCGGTGATGGTGATGAGAGTTCCGGCCATAGGTCAGATATCCGTGAAAGAAAGGCGGCGATACAGCGCGGGTCGAACGGCCGCCGCGACGCGCTGCGTGCCCTGCATGGAAAAGCCTTGCGTGAAGGAGTAATGCGCGCTTACGGGCTTCGTGCGGTCGATTTCCGCAATGATGTCGGCGACGAGTGCAGCGGTCGGCGCTTGCCCGTCTCGGCCGCTAACCGTGAGCACTACGTCGAACGTGCCAGGCACGCCGCGAGGCGTCAGCTCGAACCATTCGCGCAGGGCGATGTTTGCGCCGAACGCGGCGACGACTTCGCGAACCGCAGCGGCCGTGCCGTTCTTACGTGCGATCGGAATGGCGGCCTTGACGCGGGCGCGCTTGGTCTGTTCGGGCCAGTAGTCTTTCCATGCGTCGACGCCGAGGTGCCAAGCGAGCCACGGCAGCAGCGGCAGCGGGATCGCATCGGGGTCCATCAGCACGGCCAGCGGCGACGGAATATCGCTAATGCGTGCGCCGACGCGCGCAAGGTTGCGCTCGTGGGTCGTCGAGTTCGGTGGGAGCAGATCACTCATTGTTATAAATGCCCCCGTCGACCAGCTCGATCGCCGTGCAATACGGCGCTTCCTGTTTCGTTGCCGGAATGTCGGCGGCCGGCTCGTCGAGCAATACCTTTTGCACGCCCGGCGCGCGCGCAGCGGCATAAACGCCGTCGAGCGTGATCGCCATGCCGAGTTTGTGCATGTCGTCGGTGTACTTCTTGACTTGCTTGTTTGCCTCGGCGAGTGCGACAGAGCGATCGGGGCCAGCGAAGAAAACGAGCGTCGCACGCACGGCGTAATGCTTGATCGTCGCGCTCTGCACGGTCACGAAATCAGTGAGCGGGCGCACGTTGTCGGACGCGAGCGCCACGCGCACTTTTTCGACGAGCGTTTCGTCGGCCGTACCGTCGCCGTCGCGCGCTAGAACCGTAACGACGACTTCTTTCGGCGCAGGGCTTACGGCGGACGCATCGAGCACGCGGCCGTCAGCGTTGCGGGCGTGCGAGATATACGCGCCTTCGGGGCCAGCAACCGAAAAGCCTTGCGGTGCGAGCTGCGTGCGCGCACGCAAGTCGGTGTCATCTTCGAAAACCGCGTCGATATCGTTCGCAGGGTCGGCCGGCGTGATTTCGAGGCGTTCGATTTCGAATAGCGCGGCAAGGTGTTCGAGGTCTTTGCCCTTCGCATAGGCCAGCATCACGGCGCGCGCGGCATCGTTCACGCGTTGGCGCAACACGACTTCGCGATAGGTGTTTTCCTGCAAGGCAATGTTCATCGGCTCGGATTCGAGCGCGAGGGCCGCCGCTACTTCGGCCTGTTGGTCGAGCGGATAGAGCGACACGAGCCGCGCCTTGCGCTCGGCAAGCAGCGTTTCATAGTCGATCGTTTCGACGATATCGGGCGATGAAAGGCGCGACAGATCGATCGGCGTTGCGCTCATGCCGCACCCCCGTTCGTGAGCTGCACGCGCGTCGACACGGGTTCGCCCGTTTCGGTCGTGGTGCCTTCAATGTCGACGACTTGCACGCCCGC